GGGTTATCTTTTAAAAAATTCCAAAACAAAAATGGCTTAAGACTGGGAATATAACTTTTATCATGTCTATTATCATCATAACTAAAAACATGTACACCTAAATCAACTAGTTTATTCACGACACTCATGCTATCATTAGTTGTGATAATAAATATATCATCCTTTGATACATTAAGTTTTTCTAGTGAATAAATATATGTTTTAGCTTCCCAAAGGAATCTCTCTAATGAAGGAAAAGCTGTAATGTAATTCATTTTTTATGAATACCTCCTTCCAAAAGTATTATATGTACGTCTCCGAAGAGACATTATATTAATTTTGTTTTTGTGTAGTTGTCGTTGTGGTTGGAGCAACCGTTGTAGTTGTGGTTGTTCCGTCTACACTAAAAAAACATCTTTTTCCATCACATCAGCGTCAAATCCTTCTACGTCTGAGTAGAAGAATTTACCAAAGCCATCATTTCCACGCTCGAGAGCACGGAATGTAATAGCATCAGTTGTACGCTGTTCAGTAGCGTTGTTAGTCTGCATATTTGCTGCAGTTTCTTGACCGACAACCTTATAGAAACCTACATAGATTGGCTTATCGTCATCAAACGCTTCAGCTGTTTGAGCTAATAAGGCAACGTAAGTGTTTGACTTAGCACCTAACGCAAATCCGCCCTTAGCATCTGACTTCTGACCCAAAATACGGGCCTTAACCATATGTGGTAGTTGGTTAACTGTCAAAACAGCTTGAGGGGCTGCCTTTCCTTGTGATACATAAACAATCTTGTTAGAACCATAAATATCTGTTAATGATCCTGCCAAGTTTGTTAAGTTAAGTGATGCCACACCATAAGCTGATGTTTCATCTACTGTAAAAATTCCTGTTGTATCTGATGCATCTCCGTTGATACCATTCAATCCAGAAATTACTTTATTAGTTGTGCCGTCAATAATTGCTAATTTGACATTGGCGATTCCACTAGTTGCGATGATACTCACCTTTTCCTTTCGAATTAAGAATATTATCTATATTGTCATAAAATAGTAGTATTCGAATAATAACATATAATAGGCTTCTCACCCTACTCGAATGTTTTTAGTCATTGTCACTTCCCTCGAACCAGTTACTCAACCACTATTGCTTTTGCGTTGTACTAGTAGTAGTTGTCGTAGGAGCTACTGTTGTACTAGTAGTAGTTGTCGTAGGTTGAGGGGTTACGCTTTTTTTGCTGTTGCAAAGGCATATGGATCAGTAACAGTACCATCCATGTAACCAGTAATAGCCAAAAGCTTTCCGCCAGCCAATACTTGAGTTGTGTCACCTTGTACCAATGTCAAAGCGATACCTTCTTTAATCATTACGCTATAACCCATTGATGCATTACCAAAGATAACTTGTACATCTTGACCAGCCAATGATTCTGATACATATACTGGGTAACCAGCAAATGTTGGATGTCCAGCAGTAGCTGTGTCACCACGGAAGAATAAGTATTGTCCATCACCATCCTTCAACTTTGAAATAACATTATAAACTGGACGTGATACGTAGAATGCTGAACCAACCAAGTAAGCAGGGTTAACAGCATTTGTCAAATCAATCATTTCCTCTACTGTTGGAGCGGCTGGGTCAGCAAATACAACAGCATTTTCAGGAGCTACATGACCAACAATAGGAGAGAATCCCTTATCAACACCAACAAGAATATTCTTTTCCAATGCACGACCAAGTGATTGTGCCAAGTATTCTGTTGAGTATGATACTAAGTCAATAGCTGAATCATTCAAAATTTGGTCTGTTAATTGAATAAATGCACCAACACGCTTTTGTGTTAAGTCAACAGTTTCAAATTGTGGCTTCAATTGTGCAATGTTTTCAAGTTCACCTGTAAATGACGATGCTTCTAATGAACCTTGGCGAGGTACTGTCAATATACCTGTAACAGATGGGATTTGACGTGACAAACTAAAGATAGGTGATACTTCACCTAACTTAGCAATAACATCAGCTGCAACATTCTTAGGGATTGTTACACCACCATTACCTGGTGTGGAAGCTACGGCATTACCTGCTGAGATTGATGCAGTTAAATCACGGTATTCTTCTGATTCTGCTTGTCCACGTAGGTACAAGTCTAACGAACGTACTTCTTGTTCTTTTGTCATGTTTTCGATGTTCTCCTTTTTTTGTGCGATAGCCTCACGAGTTTCTGAAACTGCTCCCTTGGCACGATTTTCTTTCTCTTCGGCAATCTTAATATCTAATTGACGAATTTCTTCTTTAATTTCATCTGCTTTGGTAATTTCAGCTTCATTGAGAGAACGAACTTCAACACCATCTTTTGCGTTATCAACAATTTCTTGTCCATCCGCAAAAAGCTTTGCACGCTTTTCTTGCAATTCTTTAAGTGATTCCATTATGTAAAATCAACCTTTCTATTTTTTATTTTACAAAGAAGTCACGAATTTCAACTTCTTTTTCTGACATTAACTTTGAGCGTTTCTCTTCAACTTCTGATAAAGCATTAACCTTAGTTGCTAATGCAGAAACAGTTGATGACAATTCAGAAATTAATGAGCGCAACTCAGCAGAATCGTTTTCTTGCTTTGAACGGTCTTCGTCCATATCATCATCACGATCTTCATCATCATCTTCACGAGCTTCTGATTTCTTGTCAGCAGGCTTTGACTTCTTTTCCTCATGTTTAGCAGGAGCTTTTGCTTTTTCTTCTTTGGTTTCTGAAGCTTTCTTAGCTGACTTTTCTTCTTCTTTAGCAGGTTCTTTTTTAGCAGGAGCTTTTTCATCTTCTTTTGCTGGTGCCTTAGTAGTTGTAGTCGTTGTTTCAACTGACTTCTTTTCTTCTTCTTCTTTAGCCATATCTTGACTCCTCTCTTCTAATAAGTTATCTGGTATTTTAACTTCTGTAATTAAATCCATTCCACGAGGCTCAATATCTGAACTTTTGTATGCTGGATTTCTTACTGCACTAACTTCAAATAATTCAATATTATTAATTGTACGCATAGGAATATTATCTGTTCCCATTGTCCATACATCATCTAAGACGCGCATACCAAATGACATACCCTTAATAATGCCATCTTTAATCAATTCAAATGTATCACGTCCCCAAGTTGTATCAGAGATATTGGCACTCATTTCAAGACCTTGTTCGGTTTCTTGAATAGATAATGAATTATTAACAGTAGATGATAAAATTTGATTTTTATCGTGTTGTGCTAAAAAGTCAATACCATCTGGTGCATTATTGATTGCATTCTGGAATACTCCTGGTGCAATTGTCTCTTTGAACTGTTTTCCATTTGAAGGGTTCATTAAAATTTCTGAAACACTTCCTGCACCATTCACCAAGCCTTTAACTGTTAAACTTCCGTTATTAGGGGATGGAGAAACAGACGCAGGTAAAGCCCTAATTTCAATCTTCATTATTGTTGTCCTGCTTTCCTGTATCCAATTTCGTTGCTACATCCTCCAAACCATTTGCAGGTGTATTATCATCTGGTGTAGAATCAAATCCAGAATTAATAATTTCACCACTATCAATATTCATAATTTGACCTGTGTTAGGGTTAACAATAATATTCTTTTCAGGAATATACATAACAGAACCTGTTGTCTGCTTATAATATTCTGTTTCTCCAGGCATAATCTTTTCGTTAATTTCACGCTTGGCTGTGATATTTGTAATAATACCCTGACTAAATGCCGAAATAACGTTAGCTTGTTTTTCTGTTGGTGTAATTCTACTGATACTTGATGTGTCGAACTTAAATTCCATACCTTGGTTACGTTCTTCATTAGTTAAAAGGTTTTTATTAAGCGCTGTCTCGATAGATGTTAATAATGGAGCTAATGTATAAGTTAAAAACCATAGGTTGTTCTGTTCTGTAGAATCATATTTATTGGCAGCACTATTAATCATTGATTCTGGTATATTAAATATACGAGAAATATCTGAAATAACACTTTTCTTACCAGTAGTTAACTCTAGCTTATCAGGACTTAAACTAACAGGCTGATACTTTAAATCAGCAGGTAAAAATAGTGTTTTACCAACGTTTTTAGAACCAGAATACATCTTTTTGAATGCATCCTTGATACTATTGGTAATTTTTTCACTGTTTACACGTTGATCTGACGTCAGAATACCTGTTGGCATTGCACCGTTTCCGATTAAATTACTTTCATATTCTGCCTGTCTAAGAGCAAGTGTAAATATATCTGCATTGTTCTCAATAACGCCACGACCGATAATACCGTCATTAGTATTTTTTAGAATAGTCAGAAGTAATTCATCATAAAAATCTGTGGTGCCAGTGTTAGTCATTAATGTATCAATTGCATAAAATTCATAACCATTATTACTATAAACAGTGGTTGTTAATTTTTCCATATCTAAAGGAAATATGCCATTAATCGTTCCATCTGGATTATATTTAATATAATTCTTTGAAGAGCCATATAAAATAACATCTTTAACCATTCTCTTTTTAAAGTCAGCGCCCGTTAAAATATTATTAGGTGAATCATTAATCATGTCCACACGGTAATCTGAATCAACAGCTTCTTTACCTTGTTTAGTGTCAACGTTTTCTAATAATTGCACTGGTAAATCTGAAATAGCATTTGTTATTATTTCAATAGATGCCGCTGCTGCTGGTATACTTAATATATCTGCTTCAGTTAAGACTTTTCTACCAGAGTAGAATCCATCCATAGTCATAGCTCCAGAACCATATGTTCGTTGGTCTACAACTGCATCTGATTTATCATCTTTCTTATTTTGTTGAATCTTTTGTCCAAAGATTCCATTAAAGAATGCCAATACTGTTCCTCCTTTCCTATTATTATAATAAGAATACTTCTGGTTCTCCGCCAGCTTCTTCTTCAATCTCATTCATCCATAGCGCCACTGAATCAATAATAGCTGCTACGGCATCAATTTTTCCATCTGACACTTTTTTATTTAAGTGATAACTCATTGTTGAACTAGTTTGTTTTTTAGCATTTAAGAAATTAGACATAAGCAAAAAGTTCTCATCAAAATGAAAATCATTATCAACTATTTTTTCTTTTAGGAATTTACTTGCAACATAAACACCACCATCACCCTGTCCAATATCAGCCACACTATAATTTTGCCCTAATCTAACAGCCATAGCAGGTGCACCCCATGGATCATAACCAATTCCCTTGATAATTACACCATAATTTTCTTCTAAATGCATAACAAAATCATCAATTTGGTTATAATCTATACTCAATCCACCTGAAGGAATAGATAATCCCAAGTCTGATGCTCGTGAATAATCTAAACCTTCTGACTTTTTCTTATCTAATTCTTTCAAAGATGGATAAAATATCCATGTTTTCGCTAACAATACACCTGTATCTTTATCATAAGATGTCATTGCAACTGCTGTATTATCTTCTGACTGTGATA